CTCTCGCGAAGCCAGTTTCAATCCACGCCCGCGTGTGAGCGAGCGACTACGTATGTCGAGATCGAAAACGTGCGGGCGATCGTTTCAATCCACGCCCGCGTGTGAGCGAGCGACGTCGGCCGCGCTGGTCAGCACGCCGGGGTTGGGCGTTTCAATCCACGCCCGCGTGTGAGCGAGCGACCGCGCCCGCTGCCCCCTTCGCGGCATAGTGCTTAGACGTTTCAATCCACGCCCGCGTGTGAGCGAGCGACAGACAGCCCTTGATAGGCTGCTAAGGTTAAAATGTTTCAATCCACGCCCGCGTGTGAGCGAGCGACCCTACGATGTGACGTCCCCAGACGGCGCGACGACGGTTTCAATCCACGCCCGCGTGTGAGCGAGCGACTCTACATGAGCGATCCGATCATGCAGGCGCTTATGTTTCAATCCACGCCCGCGTGTGAGCGAGCGACTGCGACTCTCTAACACGATGTCAAAGAACAGGAAATCCGCCTACCAGCGCGAACCTGCCAGCATATAGAGACCGGCAGCCGCCGTTAGCTGGGCGAAGTCGCATAACATGTTGTGAATGCAAAGATTAGTCAACGCGCGAACCGCCCGGGATTTGGCCGGACGCTCCAGGTTCGCACATCAATCGCCGGCTAGCGGGGTTCACAAAATGAGTGGGCCGTCCAGGTCAAGTGTTGGCTTGGAGCCCAGGTGTTCCACGCGACCCTTCCAGTTAGCACCGAGCTGGTAGAACCTGAGGCTATCCGTTTCGAGGTCGACCTCCTTGATGAGCCGGTTCCGCAGTTTGACCCACTGCGCCGGATCGACCTCGCACTCAAAAACAGAGTACTGCACACGCTGACCGAAGTCGCGGCAGGCGCGGGCCACGCGCCGGAGGCGCCGCTTGCCGCCATCGGATTCGGTCGAAACGTCATAGGTGATGAGAACCATCATGTCGTGGCTCACTTCCAAATGAAGGGCGGATAGGCGTCAAGATCGCCGCGAATGTGCCGGGCCAGAAGTTGCGCCTGGATAAACCAGAGCAGCCCAACGGTCACCTTCTCTTCCAGGAAGGGGTGCTGGATCTCGTCGCGCTTCCTCTCCTGATAGGCGACGAGGACGGTCTTTCGCCCCTCGTCGGTGAGAAGCGTCGCCCCGTTGTCCAGAGTACGGAAATCCTTGGCCGCAAGCTGACGGCGGTTGACGAGCGAGAGCACCAAGCGATCGGCAAAGAAGGGGCGGAACTCTTCCATGAGGTCGAGCGCGAGGCTCGGCCGCCCGGGCCTGTCGGCGTGGAGGTAGCCGACCGCGGGGTCAAGGCCAACCGACTCGAGTGCGGCGCGGCAATCGGAGGTCAAAAGCGCATATACGAAGGAGAGAACGGCATTGATCGCATCCAGCGGCGGGCGGCGGGTGCGGCCGGAGAACGCGAACAACGGCTTCTCGCCCCGGACGAGATGATCGAAGACCGAGAAGTAGACTTGACCGGCTTCACCCTCGGCGCCGCGCAGTTCATCGGTGTCGAGTCGCTTTTCAAGGCGGCGGACGATCAGCCCGAGGCGATCACTGGCGGACGCGAGAAGCGTCCGCGCTTCCAATCCGCTGCTCTCCCCGTGATCGCGTAGAGCACGGGAAATCACGGCGCGCTGGTTCAAAAGCTTGCCGGCAACAATGGACTTTACGACCCCATCGCGCCGCATCGGGTCATCGGCCCAACGGTACTGTTGGCGCCGCAAGAGCACGTTGCCCGATACTGGTCCCTCGACGCGTGCCAGAAAGCGGCCTTCCTCTGTCAAATAGTTGACCGAAATACCGGCCCCCGCGCACGCACCGAGCAGAGGTGGGCTCATCAACACGCGGCCGAACCCGGTAACGCCTCCGAGGGTATGCAGGGGCACGCGGCCTTTCTCTTCGCCCTCGACCGAGACGACGATGTTCTCGCCGTCCTTGTTGAGCCAAGCCCCCTGGGTCGTGACGAAGAGCGTGTTAAGATGACGGCGCATGCGATCAGCCCTCCGCCAACTGGCGCATAAGCCAGGACGAAGCCGGCTCCCGGCGGGACAGGCGCTTCGGCTGGCACAGCTCGACGAGCGAACAGGCACCGCACTTGCGCTTGTCGTACTCTGCTTCGGGCGTCCTTCCCCCACCAAGCAATGCGCGCGCTTGCGCTGCCACCTCGGCGGTCAAAGCGCGAAGCCCGGCATCGAAGGCGACGCACACGCGCCGCCGTGTTTCGCCATAAAAGAGCGAGCCTTCTGGAATGTTGGTGTTACACATTTCCTCCAGCGCGATACCCTGCGCACAGAGCTGTACCTCGTCGGCGCGATGAGACTTAGGCTTGCCGCGCTTGTATTCCACGGGATAGGGGCACCAGCAGCCGCCCTCTTGTTGGTGCATTTCGACGAGATCAGCGATGCCCGATACGCCGAGGCGATGCGAGACGAGCGGCATGGCCGTCACAACGCGCACCCCGCGCCGCTTCTGGCTGCCCAATTCCGACGTCGCCTCGTGCAGCACCCGCCCCTCCGCCGTGAAGCGATTCTCAGCCCACGCCTGCTCGACATGAATGAGCGCGCACTGGCGAGGACAGTAGAGGTAGTGTTGCAGGGCGGAGAGGGGGATGAGGTCGTCAGACTGCACGGTGAGCGCCTATTCGACCCAATGCTCAACGGAGACGCCAGCTGGCATGGAGGCCTCGTCGAGCCTGATCTCGTAGTCGGAAAACGATCGCGCCGGCGGCCAATTGTCTGACCGTTGGTCGCCTATCGGAACATTGGAGCCATTGTGAACACGGTGGATCGTGACACGCTCGAACAGCTTGTGCGCGGGGTAGTTCCCGAGGTCGCTGTCGTGGCGAAAGGCGATGCAGCGGCGTGCAGCCATCTCGCCGCGCGCAGCCGAACGGTCGAGATCGTACATGCGGCCCAGAGCTTCTTTAAGAAGCTCCAGATCGGCCGCTGAGAAACCGGTCTTCTGCGCGAGCTTCGCATTGACGAAGCCGTGCACGCGATAAAGCCCGTAGGGCACGATGTGCTTGCGGCCCATTGTTCTGTTGTCGCTGCGCTTGTCGTCATCTGCCCCCTCGCTGCGCTTCTTCTTCTCGGCCTCGTTCGTGGCCGCCATGCGCGTGATTGAGATTTCGAGCGGCATAATGGGCTCGACCGAGCGGCCGAAAACGAACTGCAGCGGACCGCGCACCTGACCGCAGTTGATGCCGGTGCTCATGACGGCACCAAATGTGCGGACGTCAAAAAAGTTGGCGCACATCCACTTCGTGAGCTTTTCGGCCTCATCACCCTGGGGGGACAACTTGGCGGCCGTCTCCACCTTCTTGTCGTCTGGCCGAACCACCCGATAGGCCTTGCGGTGTTGATCGTTGAGGATCGCGTTCTCTGTGACGTAGATGGCGTGACCCTCTTGGCCGGTGCGGGCCTCGGCCACGTAGTTGCGGATCTTGCGCTTGATTGATACGTCCGAGACGAGCCCCTGGCTGGTCTCCGGGTCCATGCGCGGGAGGTTGCCGGCGTCCGGATCGCCATTGGGATTGCCGTTGGCGACATCGAAAAAGAAGACAAAGTCATAACGGTTGTTCAGCTGGGTCATTGATCGTCTCCTTCGGTGTCGCTCGCGAGAATGGTCTGGGCCTCGACCGGCGTGGCCGCCGTCCTCGAAAACCGCTGGTGATAGTAGCCGGCGATGAAGCGGCCCTGCTCCTCGAGTCGCAATGCCCTCGGCAAATCGTCCGAAAGGCCAGACCAGATCTGTCCGATCTCCGCTTCCAGCCAGTGCGCAAGACCGCCGCCCCGCTCCTTCCGAACAGCGGCGATGTGGTTCATCGCATTCTTGTGGAGCAGGGGAAAAACGCGGGCCGGCGTCGCGCATGCAGCGCCGAAGAAGCGGTCCTTCACCGTCGCATTGAGTTTTGGCAGAGCGGCCTTCTGCGCGCCTTCGATTAGGGCAAAGAGACGTCCGAGGCGGTAGGCCGGATTTGGGTTTTGTGGATCGAGTGCCACTGGGATCACCTCCATATCGTGGTCGCGATTGATAATGGCCTTGCAAAGCCCGGCCCTCGCGGCATTGACCTCTTTATCGGCGCGAATGCGGTTGATAACCGCTGAGAGCAGCGTTCGCGGATATCGTACGCCCGTCAAAATTGCGCGCGCCAGCTCACCACCGAGGCGCGGCGGTATGTTCTCGGCCTTGCCCAATACGGCGATCTCGTACAGCAGGGCATAAGCCTTCTGGTTCGGATTGCGGTCGTCTGGCGGCTCGATCGCGAGGTCGCGCTTGTGACGGGCGAGGTTGGTTTCGAGGTGCCCAAAAGTATCGACCAGCCAGAAGCGCACGGCGATGCGGCCGGCGTTGGGTGAAAGCCCCAGCACGTGGACCCGTGTATTGGGCTGGACTTTGGTGAGGTCGGGCGGGCCGCGCAGCGCTTTGACCTTCTCCAACTCGGCGCCGATGATGCCAGATTCCTCAGCGTCCGCGTCCGGCTCCGGCTCGGCGTCATTGCCGAACTTGGCCCAGAAGGCCTTCTCGGCTTCCGTCGCTGCCTCTTCGCCGACCCCGGCCTCCTTCTCGTCGGCCCAGAACACGACGGTCGTTTCGCCTAATCGAAACCTTCGGGCGTTATTGCGATCCAGAAGCCAGTTGAGCGCGGCCCCATACTTGAAGGCGGCGGACTCGGAGACGGGGGCGTTGGCGCCGGACTTTCGGTCATAACTCTCGAAGGCGTCAGCGTTGAATGAGACCAGGGGTGCGCCCGAACTCTGGGCTCCAGTGACGCCTTTGAATTGGGGCTGTAACGGCGCAAACGGTCCTACCTCCCCGGTGACCAGACACATGGCGTCGGCAGGGCCAACCACCGCCTTTTGCTCGACCAATGTGCGAGCAGCCTGTCGCTCATCAATCCGTTGGTCGTCGCCCTTCAGTCGAAATGCAATATTGGCGTCAAGCGCATCGGGCCCATACCCGCGCTTTGTCCACTGATCCGGGCTCCAGCGCTCCAGAAACAGCTTCAGTGCTGTCAGTCCTGGATCGTTGGCGTCTTTGAGCGTTTCTATATGTTCGCTTCGAAAAGCACTATGCTCCTCCAGCGTCCGTTTGCCCTGGCCAGCAACAATCTTTGTGCTTTCGCCGCTCAGTTCTTCAAGGCCAATAACGCCAAATACATACGCCGTCTTGTCCCAAAGGAAGGCCGGCTTGATTCCTGATGTCCGCGAAACGGCAGGCATAAGGAGCGCAGGCGCAACGGGTTTCCGCTCGTTGTGATTGCGGATATCGATCAGCCCGAGCGGCGTGCCATCATTGTCCAATTCCATAACGAAGGCTATCCGAACGGGCGCATACCCTGGCTTCGGAGCCTCACCCCTGCGGTCGAGACGGTCGTAGAGCGCGACGAGCGATTGCAGAATGGTCATCGGACGAGACCCTCCGCGCGAGCCTTGGCGACGTCGAGCACACCGTTTTCCAGCCGCGCCCGAAAGAACATTGGCGGCTTGTCGGTTTTGCTGAAATCGATGTCGTAGAGCATCCAGCCGAGGTCGCGGCTCTTGTCCGCGTCAGGCAGCGTTGACGGCGGCATGTCCCCGTCAAGGAGTTCGAAGCCAGCCGCGAACTCGCGGCACCCGAAGCACGGTTGATGGAAGCACTGGCCCTTGGCGGCGCGCCGCTTGAACATCTCGATGTGTTTGGCCGCCTTGTCGTCGTCTCCAGCCCTCTCGGTCAGTTCGAAATGCGCCTCGATGACATAGGCGACGTCGTAGAGCGCGATGGTCGCGCGCTGCTGGCGGTCGTCGTCGATGGCCAGCCCAAGCCCTTCGAGGCTGTCGCGGCCCATAGCGGCTTTCACTTTCGCCGCGGGGATCTTCGATCCGATCTCGTTGCGGCGGAACGTCTGGAAGCGGACAGGTCGAAGCACGTGGATGCGATCAATGACCCAGACGATGGCGGGCTTCCAGTGGATGGCTTCCAGGATGCCCCGTGCGGCCGAAGGCGTCATGACGTCGTAGGACACCCGCTCGACCTTCATTTCCGGGCGCGTGAAGCAAGCATACGGCCCCCAGACGTGTAGCCTTACCCGGCTCAATGCAGCACCTCGTGTGCTATAAAAATACCTGTTATGTACGCTTTATGTTCGAACTCGTCGCCCTCGTCAAGACCAAGCGCTCTTTTCTCAACAGCGCGGCGGCGGCGGTAACAGCAACTGATCTGGCGGACTGCGCACGCCAGAGTCAGCGCATGAGCTTTCGGCAACAGGTTTCAATCCACTCACAGTCAGACTCAAACTTCCTGATGCGAGAAAATTCAGGGAGATCGGCCACCGAGCCACGAATATCTCGAGGCGTCGGCCACCGAGCCAACTAAAGCGCAATCTCATATTTGGTTCCTGTTACCGAATGCTCCCATTCGCCCACCTTAAGCACAACCCAGCTTCGACGACAACCTAAAACATCAACTGCTCCACCCTGCGAAAGGTCGGGTTGTCCCAGTCGAGGCCACAGGCGTCCGAGTAAAGGTCGGGGTTGTCGAGCACCACGAACTGCTCGCCGAGCGTATCGAGGGCAATCGCGTGGGCCGCGCGCTCCTTTATCAGTGCCTCTCGCGCGCGGCGCGGAACCTGCACGACATGGCGCTGGAGCGCGCGCGCGATTCCACCGGTCGAGGTTACGTGCGGGATGCGATCCAGAAGTTCTTGCTGTGCCCCGGCGATGGCGTGTGCCGACGCCGGAATGATTACAGGCACCATCGTCTCGTCGATCATGCGGAAGGCCTGGGCGATGTCCGCGAATGGGAAGTTCAGCCCCGCCTTACCCTCATCGATTGCCTTCATGATGCCCGGGATCTCGCGCTCGCCGACCTTGACGGCGTCGAGCTGACGGAAATCGCCGCCATCGTCTTTGGTCCACAGTAACTCGCGGAAGTACGCAGCGACGGCCGCCGGCGAGAGTAGGTCTTGCGGATCGCGCAGCGCGCGGCGCGCAGTTTCGGCATTCTGCACCAGCTCGCGTGGCGCCGACCTGCCTTCCTTCGCTTCCGGCTCGAACACCACGAGCCGGCCACCTTCCGGGCCAAGCTCCCCATTGCGATTGCAGCGGCCCGCCGCCTGCACAATCTGATCGAGCCCGGCCCACGCCCGCCAGACCGAGGCGAAGCTCACGTCCACACCCGCCTCGATCAGGGAGGTCGAGACGACTCGTGAAGGCTTCCCGGCGACAAGGTCGGAACGAATTTCCGCGAGGACATGCTGGCGATGGGCGGCCGTCATAGCAGTCGTCAGATGCCGCCGCCCCTCGGTCCCCGCAGCGTCGAGGTCCTTGAACAGCTCTCGGGCGTGACGCCGGTTGTTGACGATGACGAGGCTATGTCCGATCGCCCCCAGGGCCTGCACCAGTTGCACATCCGAGAGCGACGTCCCCGCAATCTCCGCTTTGACGCGCTTGAGTCTGTCGAAGAGATCGCGGCCCTGGGGAATGATCTCCCGAACGCCGTCTAGCGCTTCGGGTGCCTTCAAACCTGCCTCTCGCGTCAGGGCGGGTTGCGTTGCCGTGCACAGGACGACCGAGGTGCGATAGCCGCGAGCCAATTCATTTAGCGCCGCGAGACACGGCCGTAGCAGCTTCAGCGGCAACGTCTGCGCCTCGTCAAGCACTACGACCGATCGCGCGATGTTATGCAATTTACGGCATCGCCCGGTTTTGTTCGCAAAAAGGCTCTCGAAAAATTGCACGGCGGTCGTAACAATGATCGGCCGATCCCAGTTCTCTGCGGCTTGACGTAATTTCCTAACCCCGAAATCCCCGTCATCCTCGGTATCGCGCGTGAACGCTTGGTCGTCGAACGCGCTGTGATGCTCCAGAATGGCGTCCCGGTCGCCTAGAGCCTTGCGAAAAACCTCGGCGGTCTGCTCGACGATTGACGTGAAGGGGATGACGTAGATCACGCGATCAAGTTTGTGCCGGGCAGCATGATCGAGGGCGAAGGCCAGCGACGAGAGCGTCTTGCCGCCGCCCGTCGGAACCGTAAGCGAGAACAAGCCCGGATCGAGATCGCCGGCGGCGCGGCAATCTGCGAGAACCTCGGCGCGAAGCCGTGCCAGTTCCGAGGTCGGAGGCGCGCCACCGAATGCCTGTCCGAGAAATCTATCCAGCGCAAGTTTCAGGTCCGGAATCTCGCCCGACCAGCCACGCGGCACGGCGTCATGCTTGTGCTCGTTGTACCACCGCTCCGTCTCGAGACGGTCTGCATCGACGAGTGCGGAGAACAGCATCCGCGTGAAGAGTGCCCAGCCGAAGGGATCACGCCCGGCAGCGACGAGCGGACGTGGTGGCCTATCGATAGCAGGCAGATAATCACGGGGAAACCAAGGTTCGACGTGCTTCGCCGCCGTCAGTCTCTCGTCAAGCGGCAGCATCCCGACCCGAGCCGTATTGCCGTTTGTCAAACCTGCGTGATGACCGGCAATTGGGAAGGCGAGGAGTCGCCCGATGGGCGCCTTGAACGGTGGCGGCCATCTCATGGCGTAATATGAAAGCGCCAACAACGCACCCTCGGCGGCATGGGGCTCCGGCCCTCGCAAGCCACGCAAATACGCCTGGAACTCCGGCTTCGCCTTGCCGAGATCATGCAGCAAGCCGGCTGCGAACCCGAACTCTGCAGCGTCGAACTTGCCGGCCAACATCTGCGCCTTCTCGGCGACGTTTGTCGCATGCTTCGATAGCAGCTCCGGATCGCGCCCGTCGGCTGTGTGGGCCAAAAGTTCAAATGGCTCAAGTTTCGTCACGGCGGTATCTCTTTGCATTTGTGGCGCCGTCACCATCGAGAACGCCCATCTGATGAAATCACCCGCACACACCACACGGGTCAAGTTTGAATCTTGTATCCGTGCCCACGAACAGAGACGCAATCGCGGCTCGTAACCGGCCGCAGAGGCCGGTTTACCGAGTCGCGCTTCAATTGCGTTCGAGCTTTCTGATGAGAACGAGAGCCAGATCTCTCTGGCCATAAAGGCATCCTGAAGGACTTTGAAGGGCCACAAAGTGGGGGGCTTCATGCAATGCAGCCACCCACTTGCATGACTAAAATGAGGTTCGCCCACACATGCGTATAGCGCGCTGTCGGCTCCAGATTCGCGTGCCCGAGCAGAACCTGGATCACGCGGATATCAATGTTCTGCTCGAGGAGATGCGCCTCGAGAAGGCGATGCACATCTTCGGGCGGCAGCACGCGCGGCAACTTCTTGGGCTCGTAGACGAAGGCCAGCAGACGCGTCGTCTCGGGCCTGCCGACCGTTACGCTGAAGAAGAAGCGCAACCCCGTCACGGTTGCATTGATGACGCCGGTCTTTGCGCCTGTCTCCGACAGATCCACTTGAAAGGCGCGCAAGTCTTCCGCCGTTGGAGTGTCGGGAGAGCGCTTCAAGAATGCCGCCAACTTCTTGACAGCGCGGATATACTCGCGTTGCGTGGCTGGTACGAAGTTACGGACCGTCATGTCCTCGATCATGTGGGTCCGCATCGAGCTGATGGGCTTCTCAATCATCGGGGTCTCCTGTCTTGAGGTTGGAGTGCTAGACCCCTCGATCCTCAAGACGGAGCGCCTGCCCCGTTATACAATGTCGCTGAGGTGGTTAGCGCTGCCCCAGTCACATGCTCGACCTGCGCACAGCGCCCTCCCGCGGCAGCGGGTTCGTACAACTCTGCAGTGCTGACCTTGCCAATTGAAACTCTTCTTCGAATTTGACGCTATCAATTGAGCACAAACGACTTGAACCCGCGCGCAATTCGAGCATTGGTAAGATTGTCATGACGCAACCCGTGTCTCCTTGCAACCGCCTCGGAGTACCTCCGGGGCTTTGGGTGGTGCGAGCACCGGCACTGGGCCGGCGCTTCCGAATGGAGACTGCCGTCATGCCCCGCGCCCGCAAAGCAAATGCTATTCTCGAAACTTCGAAACCGGTAATGCCTGCACCCTCCGCGCGACCCGGAACAAAGAGCGCTACGTTGCTTGGTCTGCTCAAATCGAAGCGCGGAGCCACGCTTGCTGAAATGATGGACGCGACCGGTTGGCAGGCACATTCAGTCCGAGGCTTCCTGGCTGGCTCATTGCGAAAACGTCATGGGTTGACGGCCAAGTCCGAGTGCCGTGACGGCGAGGATCGCCGATATCGCATCGCCTGAAGTTTTTGGTGCGATCGACAATGGCATCCAATACGAAGTTGTACGAGCGGCTCCGCGCGCTGGAAAACGCCTCGCGCGTGGAGCTTGTGGAAGAATGGCACCGGGTCTTCAAATCCGCTCCGCCTCGCTACGCAAGCCCGAAGTTCATGGCGCAGGGCATTGCGTACGCGTTGCAAGCGCGCGCTTTCGGCGGCCTGTCGCTCGCGATCCAGCGCCAGCTTTCGAGCATAGCCAATGGCAAGCCGGTGCAGGTTACATCTGCGAAAATTAAATCGGGCACCCGTCTGCTGCGCGAGTGGCACGGGACCACCCACGAGGTGATGGCAACAGACAAAGGCTATGTCTGGAACGGCACGACCTATCGCAGCCTTACTGCCATTGCATGCACAATCACAGGCACCCAATGGAATGGCCCGGTGTTCTTCGGTCTCAAAAAGAAGCGTGGTGCCAAGGATGGCTGACCGTCGCGTCGTGCGTTGTGCCATCTACACGCGGAAATCTTCCGAGGACGGCTTGGAGCAGGACTTCAATTCTCTCGACGCTCAACGAGAAGCTTGTGCAGCCTACATCATGAGCCAAAAGCACGAAGGCTGGAAGGCCCTAGCCCAAACTTACGACGATGGCGGGTTCTCGGGCGGCAGCATGCAACGCCCTGGCTTGGCGCAACTCATGAACGACATCAAAGCCAGACGGGTCGATGTAATCGTCGTCTACAAGGTCGATCGCCTGACGCGTTCGCTGGCCGACTTCGCCAAGATCGTCGACATTCTCGACGCGTATCAAGCTTCATTTGTTTCAGTAACGCAGCAGTTCAACACCACCACCTCGATGGGTCGGCTGACGTTGAACGTTCTCCTGTCGTTCGCACAATTCGAACGCGAAATCGCTGGCGAGCGCATCCGCGACAAAATCAAGGCGTCGCGTCAAAAAGGCATGTGGATGGGTGGGACCGTGCCGTTGGGCTACGAGGTTAGAAATCGCGCGCTCGTCATCAAGCCGGCAGAAGCCGATATCGTTCGGATGATTTTCCAACGCTATCTCGATCTAGGTTCTGTCTACACGCTTGCCGATGAGCTTTCTCGGAGTGGCATCCGTTCGCCGCACCGGATCAGTCAGAACGGGCACGCATCGGGCAATCGGCCTATCACGCGTGGCAATCTCTATTTAATACTGACGAACCAAGCTTACATCGGCATGGCGGTTCACAAGGGCACGCCATACCCAGGGCTACATCAGCCCATCATCGACAGCGCACAATGGGATCGTGTCCAACAGATGCTCGCGGACCATCGAGTTGAAAGGCGCAACGGCACATACGCAGCCGAGCCCAGCCTTCTAGCCGGCATGATCTTTGACGATGCTGGTCAACGCCTGACGCCAAGCCACGCGGTCAAGTCCGGGCGGCGCTATCGTTATTACGTATCGCGCGCATTGATCACCAAGCAGAGTGGTACTGCGGACGACGGCGCCAACACGAGATGGCGCATCCCAGCTGTCGAGATCGAAGTCGCGGTAATTGCTGCACTACAATCGGCTTTAACGGATGCCAATGGATTGCTTGAGTTTCTATCTCTAGAGAGGCCCGATCCGGCTCACGTCCAACGTATTATCGATTGTGCTGTTGCCATCGGCAAGCGTCTCGACGATCAGGGACTACACGAGAATAAGAAGTTGGTTGGTGAAATCATCTCGAGAGTTGTGATCTCCGATAGTCAGATTTCAATCACACTTCATCGAAGCGCGATCCACAAAGCTCTCAGTGTTGAACCGCCATCCCAACCGGATGATGCGTTATCGTCCGCCCAGCTTAACTTGCCGATAAGGGTCACGAAGCGAGGCGTCGAGCAAAAGTTGATCATTCGATCCGGTGTTCCTAAGCGAGCCAACGTCGATGAGACTTTGATCAAGGCCATCGCCCGCGCGCATTGTTGGTTGCGCGATCTGAAGACCGGAGCTGCTCTCGACATCACGGTCATTGCGCGGCGCGAGAAGATCCCGGCGTCCTACGCCCAGCTGATGCTGCCCCTTGCGTTCCTGGCGCCAAGCATTGTGACCGCCATCCTTGAGGGCCACCAGCCAGCCGACCTCAGTCTGGACCGGCTCATCAAGAGGACGACCCTCGCCCTCGATTGGTCCGCTCAGCGACAGCAGCTTGGGTTCTCAGGCTAACCTGCCAACCGGAAAATTGCCGACCAGAGAATTTGAAGGCGACGACCGCCCAAGTTCTCTTTGGAGACGTCCTCTGTGTCTGGTCAGGAAAATGGCTAAGGCGAAACGGCCGCAATGCGGGCCTTTTGCGCCGCCTTCACTTGCGACCCGCAAATACCGGCAGAGAGGGCGACTGGTTGGCTGAGATGACAGGGTTCGAACTGGTGAATGGCGAATGATTGACTGCTATCCGTCATTCACTCGGCGATTCTTTGATTGATTGCGCGCAGCCAGTTGGCTCCTTTTAACCGTGCCACTCTTCGCGGACTACACCTGCCATTTTCCATTCGACTTCGCCCGCAAAAGACGCATTGGTGGTGTGACGGGCGCCGGTTAGTTGGAGCGCCGAATTTTCAGGGCTCGCCTCGCTAAAAGCGGGGCTTTGGGAGGTGGGAGCGCCGATATGGGCGCCCCGCAACCCATGGAGCCCACTATGACGACCGTTGAATCCCGTGTCCCCACCGCATCCAAACGAACAAAGTCCGCGACCACTGCGAAAAGCGAAAAGCACAAGGCAACTGAAAAGCGTTCTTCAAAGCACGCCGTCGCAAGCAAGTTAGAATCCAGCGACGATCTGCATGCCGCGCATATCACAAAACATGTTCGTATCCTCGCACTGTTGAGGCAGCGCGACGGCGCCACAATTACGGAAATGATGGAAATCTCCGGCTGGCAGCAGCACAGCGTGCGGGGCTTCCTGGCAGGAACGATCAAGAAGAAGCTCGGCCTCGCGCTCACGTCCTCAAAGGCAGCGGGTGAGCTGCGCCGCTACCGCATCGACACAAAGCGCGGTCGCTAACGATGGATAGTGCTCTGCACACCGAACTGGAAGCTAAACTGATAGCCATCGAGCAACTCGGTCTCCCAGAACTGCGAACAGAATGGCGGCGGCTATATCGTAAGCCGCCGCCGCATAGGCTCAGTCGCGATCTCCTTGTCCGCGGCATCGCCTACAAGATCCAGGAGGCCGTTCACGGCGGCCTTTCAAAGCCGACCCTTCGACGCCTCAGAGTGTTGTCTGATCAAAGCGCCTCAGGTGCCAGAGGAAAGCTTGAACGGCAGGCCGCTTTCAAACCCGGAACGAAGCTCCTGCGCGAATGGAACGGCACAACTCACGAGGTTCAAGTCTTGGCCGACGGCTTCGAATGGCGCGGGCAGACCTACGCTTCCTTAAGTAAGATTGCCAAGGCGATCACCGGCGCACATTGGTCTGGTCCGCGCTTCTTCGGTTTGAGAGCGCGAACTCAGTCGCCGGTCACCCGCTTGCGGGAAGGCAAAAAATGACTAACGCCTCTGCCTCGACGAAAGTGCAGCGCTTGCGCTGCGCGATCTACACGCGCAAGTCGTCGGAAGAGGGCTTGGAGCAGGATTTCAACTCGCTTGATGCCCAGCGAGAAGCTTGCGAAGCGTACATTCTGAGCCAGCGCCATGCCGGTTGGATTGCACTTCCTGAGATGTATGACGATGGCGGCATTTCGGGCGGCACGCTTGAGCGTCCCTCGGTGCAACGACTTTTCAAGGACGTGAGTGACGGCAAAATTGATTGTGTCGTCGTCTATAAAGTCGACCGGCTCACCCGCTCGCTTGCCGACTTCGCCAAGATCGTTGACATATTTGACGCTTCCTCGGTGTCGTTTGTTTCGGTCACACAGCAGTTCAATACAACCTCTTCCATGGGACGCCTGACGCTAAACGTCCTTCTTTCCTTCGCGCAGTTCGAGCGCGAAATCGCTGGTGAACGCATTCGCGACAAGATCGCGGCGTCCAAGAAAAAGGGTATGTGGATGGGCGGGTATCCGCCCCTCGGATATGATGTCAGCGAACGCAAACTCGTGATTACGCCGCACGAGGCAGAAACCGTCAGACACATCTTTCGGCGTTACCTCGAACTCGGTGCCGTGTCCGCTTTGAAGAACGACCTCAGCCAGCAGGGCATCGTCTCCAAACAGCGGATCGACAAGCACGGCAAGACAACCGGCGGGAAGCCGTTTGCTCGCGGGGCGCTCTATCATATGCTCAAGAACCGGATCTACATCGGCGAGATCATCCACAAGGACACGGCATACCCTGGCGAACATCCGCCTATCATCGATCGGCCTCTTTGGGATGCGGTTACGAAGCGGCTTGCGGATAACACGCATGACCGTGAGGCGGCTGTCGGAGTCCAAGAGCCGAGCCTGCTGACGGGCCTCCTGTTTGATGCAGACGGCTGCCGCCTTACGCCGAGCCACGCCGTAAAAGCTGGGAAGCGCTACCGGTATTATGTGTCCAACACACTGATCACGGGACCCAGATCCGCCGCGCCGCGCGGCAGACGCGTCCCGGCAAACGATATCGAAATGCTGGTCCGAATTAGCATCAAGGATTTCTTGGCGTCGGGTCAGCAGATACTTGATGCCCTTTCTGGAACCGACTTTCGAAATGTGGATAAGCGGCAACTCTTGAGCCGAGCAGCGGACCTCGCCCGTGATTGGGACGAACAACCCGCAGTGTTGCGACGAGCGATTGTCCGCAGGATTGTGCATCGCGTCGTCATTCAACTCGAGCACGTCGATATCGAGATCAACCGATCCCAAGTATTCAATTTGTTGATCCGACCTGATCAGCCGGCGACCAAGAGATGCGCTGACAGCGAACCAGTCCAGGACGGCTTCGTCCTTAAAGTAGACGCTGTGCTCAAGCGCGCAGGCCAAGGCATGAGATTGGTGATCCGAGACGCGACCGCGCCATCACCGAATACCACGCTGATAAATTTGTTCGTGAAAGCGTTCGATGTCCGCGAAAAGATTTTCAACGGGGCAGGCGAAAGCATCGAAGCGTCCGCGCGGCGGATCAAAATCAATGCAAACTACATCACATCACTATTGCGGATCAGCCTGCTCGCGCCCGACATCGTTGCGGCCGTCCTCGACGGTCGCCATCCACCTACACTGACGGCGAGAAATTTTATCACGAAGACGCACACCTTGCCGCGCGAGTGGTCCCTTCAGAGACGTCACCTCGGCTTCCTATAGCGTCATCGATGCGGGTTA